AGCCACGATACTAGCTGACACAATAATACTTAATAATGATAAAATGAATTTCTTCATATGTTTCATATATTACACCACTTTATCGTTGTTTCAATATTTAATTTAAAAATCAAAATTGTATCGTAATATTAGTATGAGCCAATTAAACGCAAACACACCATACATCGAATGCTACATACGACATGAGTATATTTATGGTCCAAAAGAAAAAGGTTTAACAGAGGGTTATATATTTGGAGTAAAATCAATGTTAAATAGGCCTATGCATTTTCATTTTCAATCTTGTGAGGGCGCTATATTTTGGATGATGCCTATATCTGCATTTTGTCATAAGAAGGATTATGATGAGATATCTAACGACGAAAACAAAAGACTATCTATATTACAGACTTGGGATTGTCAGTCTAACAATATTGGGGTCACTACATTTGCGTTTTTACAGAATAAAAAGGTGGATGTTCATTGTAGAGATGACAAATGGAGAAGCGGCAAGTATGTTTTTACTATTGATGATTATGAGGGCGACCTCAATGAATTAAATGTGGGGTATTCAAACGATCAAGACAGCAAGTGTTATCATTTTATCTGTTTAGATGATGGAAACATCTGTATTCCGCCGAATAATTTATTAAGGTGGCATAATCCTGATTTTATAACGCCTTACGATAAAAAAAATCCCCCGAAATACAAGATTTTTAAAGATGAAATGTCTTCAGAGGATATTGATATGACTTATGCTAAAAGCCCTTATTTATTTTACACTCAACATAAAGAATAAGGCATTATGGTGAATCAATAAAACCAATACCGCTTCCGCCTCTTTCAATTAAAGAAGCGTCAAAAAGAATTTCAACAGCGGTGAAAATCTCCTCCATCGAAACTTGAGTTTTGTCAATTGTCACGTTTACGTCAGGAATGAAGTTGCCTGAAAAATCTTGAGGTAAGGAGTGGCTAAAATTATACATAAGATTAAAAAATTACATCCTCATGTCCATGAGGGGGTTCTGGGATAGGGTCCCCACTAACAGGGAACGGAAAATCTGATATAACAACAGGGTGATCAATGCGCCCTGAAACACTATTTTTTAAATTTTCCCACCACCCCTGACCTGAAGCATATGTATTGCAAATATCTGTTAAATTACCCGTCAAGTAATCGTAAGTGATTGATTCTGTCCAGCCTGTAGAACCGTCTACATACTGAGACTCTGTGACAGAAGTGTCGTGAGAATCTACGCCTGTAAATGTACAAGTTAAACCTATTACTAGCGAGTTGACACCTGTTTGTAGGGAATTGTCCCATGAGGGATCAAGCCTGACGAAAGAATAGTTGAAGTCTCCTGAAATATGTGACATAATACTTGTTTATTATTTTACACTAAAAAAATATTTTTTCTACTTATTTAGGACTATAAAGTTCGGTTTGCAAGTAAAATTGCAATTGTCGTATACGGTGCTTTGCCCCAAGATTAAATGCTCGAAATAGTTTTCGTAATACTTGTAAATTATCTCTGGGTCAAAGTTTTGTATGGCGTACGATCTTACTGCGTGGGGATCTATTTTATCGCATAGCAATATTGCATGGTAAAATTCGTTGATAGACTTACACCTAAATCCTGTGACGCCATGAAGATTGTATTCCGCCATGCCTCCCCAGTCTGTAGATATGACAGGTGTTCCGCATAGCATAGATTCAATCATTGTCCAGCCGCAAGGTTCGGAGTACAAAGATGGCATCAGCATAGCTTTAGCTTTTGAGAGTAAAGAACCTCTTTCCTCAAAGCTTACGGTATGTATAAACTCGCTATACTTACAACTCTTATCCAATGAGTTGCGCATGTTTTGTGGTCCAACAAATTTTATTTTCATTTTAAGTATTTGCGCCAACTTTTGCGCTATCACAACTCCTTTTGAATTAACCATTCTTCCTAAATAAATTAAGTAATCATCTTTTTTTTCTCTAAGAGGAAAATCATCTTTATCAAAGGAAGGGGGGATGACTTGGTCAGTCCATTTAGGGCATTTTTCCCCATACTTTTGCAAGATGGTATGCATATGAGTATAGCTTATAAAAATTCTATTCGGAGCAAAACAAGATCCGTACCCAATACTAGGCTCAACAATGTGCCCCTTATCGATTCTTTCTGTTGTTTTTTTGTGCCCGAAACCCCAAAACGCTAAAATCATATCATTTTCATTTTCAAGTGTCTGATTTATGAATTTGACAGTATTTTGATTAAACTCTTCGTGGGTTTTATTTTCAACATGTTCCGAATTAAACTCTCTCCATGTTTGATGCCCGTAATCTTTTTCGTAAGTAGCTCTCGAAACAACGTTAAAATGTTGCGTGCATTGCACTTCAGAGTCGGGGTGACCATAGTGATACACTGAATGACCTCTTTGAGTCATATGCTTACAAAACTTGTAAACCTTTTGGACAAACGGAGAAATAGTGATTTCTTTTCGTGTTGGGTAAGATGGAATGGAAAGAACATGAAATACCATATGCCAATATTATCAGGTTAAAACGCATTATCAAGTGTAACATATATCAAATATGAGTAAACGGAAAAGGCCAGCAGATTCAACTGCTGATGATTCGGTTTTAGAGATTAAGCCTAAATTCAAACTTCTATTTGAAAAATTTGACTTAACAAAAAAACAAAAAGACTTTTTAAAATTAGCGTTTGATGAAGACACTAAAATAGTCTTTTTACTGGGGCCAGCGGGGAGCAGCAAGACATTTATAGCGACTTATGCAGCTTTACAGTTGTTCAGCATGGACAATGAGTATGACATCTTTTATGTCAGGACTATAGCCGAAAGCGCAGAAAGAAGCTTGGGCTCTTTACCGGGGGATGTAGAGGAAAAGTTCGACCCTTTCATGATGCCTTTGAGGGAGAAGCTGCAAGAAATATTAAAAATGCAAAGCGTAAAATCATTGTTTAATGATGAGGTCATAAGCTGTGCACCGATCAATTACTTAAGGGGTGCAAGTTGGAAAAATAAATTGCTCATTTGCGACGAAGCTCAGAATTTTACACGTAAAGAGTTGGTGACATTAATCACAAGGATAGGAGATAATTGCAAATATTTTATATGCGGAGATTTAATGCAGTCAGATATTAACGGAAAGAGTGGTTTAGCGCCTATATCCTCAATCTTTGCAGATAGAGAATCTGCGAAAAATGGCATACATGTTTTTGAGTTTGGTAAAGAGGATATATTAAGAAGTGAGATTCTTAAATTTATCATAAGTAGACTTGAAAATTAATAAAACAGAAAGATAATAAACAATGGCACATTTATTCTGTAGCGAATGCGGCAGCAAAAATATTTACACTTTATCAAAGCCTAAGTTTTGTCAGTCTTGTGGCAACTCTTTTGTTATGGCTTCGCACGTAAAAAAAGCTAAAGCGTCTTCCAGCATTTCTAACGAACAAACTGAAGAATCTTTACCTGATATTACGAAACTACAGTATGAAATTAATGTAGGGAAAAATAATGTTAATTTAGGATCTTTATTAGATAATCCTATGAACCCTAACGATGTAAGCTATGACAAAAGTAGCGTTGGGTTTAAAAAACTATCACAGGACGAATATTTGAGCTTGTCTACATCAGAGTGCGCTTCCAGCAGAACTGTCAAACACATCGAGGGTGAATAAACAAAAATATACATATGTAGACAAAACTGATATTATTGATAATGAAATAAGAAAGAGGTTCTATAAGTGGCATTTAAAAGCTTTAGCTTGGCTGGATTTTGAAGATGTTTCGCAAATAATTCGTTTCCATATATACAAAAAATGGGAACAATGGGACCAAAGTCGCCCGATAGAACCTTGGGCAAACAAGATTATATCTAACCAATTAAAAAATATACTTCGTAATTACTACGCTAGTTTTGCTCGACCGTGCCTAAATTGCAAACATAACCAAGCGTATTCAGATGCCGATCACAGTTTATGCGGTTTTACTCCTAGCGGGTTTCAAGATTCAGAGTGCGGAGATTATGCGAAATGGGAAAAAAGCAAAAAAAATGCATACGACATTAAGATCCCTGTTTCTTTAGAAAACGTAACTTATAAAAAAACTTCCCAATTCTCCGATCATGTTTCAATGTACGCTGCAGAAGACAAGCTTCATGAGGCTATGCGTAAAAATTTAAACAGTAGGCATTTTTTCATATATAAAATGTTATTTATTGACTGTGTTGATGAAGAGCTGGTTGCTCAGATACTAGGCTACAAGACGAATGAAAAAGGCCGAAAAGCTGGATACAAACAAATAAAAAATTTAAAAAATATGTACAAAAATATGGCTAAAAAATTCATTATAAAATACGACATATTCTTATGAAAGAGCCGACTTCAACTTACTACGTTTTATCGAAAGAAGAGAAATCAAAAAGCTTAGAGCTCTTTAAAAAACACGATGGCAATTTACTTCTGTGCATTAGAGAATTGTTTAATAACCCTAAAGAGCGGGGCACAACTAGTAAGGGTCGGGCCGTCCGGGAGTTTTGGATTGAGAAAGGTTTAAGCTACAGGACTAAAGTGAGGGGAGGGGTTTCTGCGCCATCTTCAATACCTAAAAGTAAAATGGTTTTGACTGCCGAAGAGGAGTCTTTTATAAAAAAGCATTACACTCCCGAGTTAACGAAAAAAGAAGTTGCAAAAATCATTTGGCCTGACGAAAGTAAAAAAAGAAACTTTTTTGATGGTCAAAAATTCGCTTTAATGTCTGATTTTGTTAATAAAGAGTTTTCCTCAATGAACCTTAGGGACGATGCTATAACCGAAAGGTATTCCCCTCCTAGGATTTTATCGGCGCTTATTAAGAGGGTCAGTAAAATAATAATGAAAGAGTTTGATTCTGGCAAATTATCTATGCAGGATAAAAAGCATTTAGAAAAACTTTTAACTTATTTGGCTGCCCCTAGGTTCAATCAAGTTATTAATTCATACGCCACTAAAGAGTCTAGAGATTTATTTGAATCAGAGTACATCAGGAGTACGTGGGATAAACCTGATTTAACATCGGACGAATTAAATCTATATATAAATGTTTGCATGGATTATGTAAACCTTAGGGAAATTGAAATTCAGAAGCAGAAGTTAAATCAAATGTTTGACGAAACCGAAGGTCAGAATGATTTAACAATGAGATTAACCGAGATGTTAAAAACTAAAGCAGAAGAGTATAATCAGTGCACAAACCGCATAGATAAAATGCTGGCTAAATTAAACGGAGAAAGATCCAAGAGAATACAAAATCAGCATCAGCGAAATGCGTCTATTATTTCTCTTGTTCAATTATTTCAAGATGAACAGGAGCGCAAATTAATGATTCGGATGGCTGATATGCAAAAAAAAATTGTTTACGAAGAGGCTGATCAAATGGAAAAAATGTCCGAATGGAAAGCTAGAGTTTTAGGTATCAGTAAAAATGACGCAATATGATTTAAAATGTAAAGTCTGCGAAAAGAGCTTTAGCAAGCTAACGTCTTTGCATAAGCATATTAAGCAGCATAGTATGCATTTAGCAGAATACTATGTTAAATTCTTTGCGAGAAAAAATTTGCTTACAGATGAGCTTTTGCCCTTCAAGGATGTCGAATCTTATTTCGATAAAGATTTCACAAATAGAACCCAAATGAACAAATGGTTAAGGCAGGCAGGAGAATCAAAAGCTAAAGAATATGTGCAATCAAATATATTAAAAAGGGTTTACGGTAAAAAACGAGACTATCTACCTTTTCACTTGGAAATGGAACATTGTTTTTTACCTAAGCTTGATATTGTTAGGGAGCTATTCGGAAGTTATTCTAATTTTGCAGATGGGTGCGGTATAGAATTGATGTTTGACAAGCCGTTAGTTAAAGGCTTTTTTAGTCAAGATTTGCCAGAGAATCTAGAAATATTCATAGACACAAGAGAACAAAAACCACTTAACTTTAATTTTAAAACTAAAAGTCATAAATTATCTTTTGGGGATTACGCTGCGGCAGGGGATCACTATGATTACACTTTTGTTGATAGAAAGTCTGCTAGCGATTTTTGTGGAACATTGTCCAGTGGCAATCTCGACAGGTTTAAAAGAGAGCTAAAACTCACAGAAGATATGGATTCATGTATGTTTGTTGTTGTTGAGTCTACGATACAAAAGATAATAGCTCAACAAAAATTTTTCAAGAGAAAAGCTACCATAGACTACTTATTAAAAAACTTAAGAGATATAATGTATGAATTCCCCAAAAGATGTCAATTTATTTTTACAGGTACTAGAAAAAATTCAGAATTTATCATCCCGAGAATCTTATACTTTGGGAAAGGGTTATGGGAAACTGACTTACAATACTTTATAGATTATGAGCTGGACAGAAGGAAGTCAAACAAGGCAAAAGTCTAACATTCGAGATAATCAAAAACTTTTAGATTTAGACGGGTTTTTGGAGGAGGATGAGGCTAAGGTGGCCTTATATGAATTTCTGAGAGGCAATATGACATTTGCTTCAGATTTAGTGCTGGGTATTAAGCTTTTTCCATTTCAGCATATGGCGGTTAAGTCAATGTTTGAAACTGATTATTTTCTTGGTGTATGGAGCCGTGGGATGTCTAAATCATTTACGACTGGCATTTACGCCGCACTTGACGCTGTTTTGAATCAAGGTGTAGAAATAGGAATCCTGTCTAAATCCTTTAGGCAGGCGAAAATGATATTTAAAAAAATAGAAGATATAGCGGCTAAGCCAGAAGCTGCCTTTTTTAAACAGTGTATCACTAAGGTCTCTAAAAATAATGATGAGTGGTTAATGGAGATCGGCAGAAGTAGGATTAGAGCTTTGCCTTTAGGCGATGGAGAAAAGCTTCGTGGTTTTCGCTTTCAGAGGATTATTATTGATGAGTTTTTATTGATGCCTGAAAGAATTTACAATGAGGTTATAGTTCCTTTTTTGTCTGTCGTCGAAAATCCAACTCAACGGCAAGAGCTTCATGGGTTGGAGACTATGCTTATAGAGCAAGGTAAAATGAAAGAAGAGGACAGACATTTTTGGCCAAACAATAAATTAATAGCACTTTCTTCAGCATCTTACAAATTTGAATACCTTTATAAACTTTATAATCAATTCGATTTTTTAATAACTCAAAAAAACGATCAAGATAAAGCTTCAAGGTGTATCATGCAGTTTAGTTATGATTGCGCTCCAAGTCAGCTGTACGATCAAAATTTGCTTAATCAAGCCAAAGCTACGATGAGTCAGTCTCAGTTTGATAGGGAATTTGGAGCCGTGTTTACTGACGATAGCTCAGGGTATTTTAAGACCAGTAAAATGGCAGATTGTACCATTTTAGACGGGGAGTTGCCTTGTATAGAAGTGCAAGGAGACCCCTCCGCAGAATATATATTAGCTTTTGACCCTTCTTGGTCTCAAACTGAAAGTTCTGATGATTTTGCTATACAGATATTAAAACTTAATACTGAAAATGAAAAATCCACATTGGTTCACAGTTACGCTCTGTCTGGGACATCTCTTAAACATCACATTAATTATTTTTTGTATTGTTTAGATAATTTTAACGTTGTAGCTGTGGTTGGCGATTACAATGGTGGAGTTCAATTCCTTCAATCCTGCAATGAGAGTGAGGTGTTTCGGTCTAGAAAACTAAAATTAAAAACTATAGACATTGCCTTTGAAAATCCAGAAGAATATAAAAATGATTTAAGATCTTTTAAAATAGAATACAACAAAAGCAACGATAAAATCGTTTACCTAAGGAAGCCGACTAGCAAATGGATTAGGAAGGCGAACGAACTGCTTCAGTCTAATTTTGACCACAAGAAGCTGTATTTTGCGTCTAGAGCTATAGATGACTTTTATGGACAACAAAAAAGAAAAAGTATACCCATAGAGGATCTAAAATTCTTGAAAACCAGCGAGGAAAGCAAGCAGAGTCCTGCAGCTAAAATGATAGACTTTATTGAACATCAATCTGACATGATCGACTTAACTAAGAATGAGTGTGCTTTAATACAGATAACAACCACAGCCCAAGGGACTCAAACGTTTGATTTGCCCCCTAATTTAAGAAGGCAATCAGGCCCAGATAAAGCCAGAAAGGATTCGTATTCAGCGTTAATACTAGGAAATTGGATGTCAAAAATATATTTCGATAGCAAAAGTAAAGATGTAGAAGAAGTTTTTGAAACTTTCACTCCAACTTTTATAAATTAAAGTTAGAAAAGTCACTTTCAACTTTTAGAATACTTTTGACGGAAACTTTTTATAACTTGTGTAATAATTATAAATGTCTAAAAGAAAATATACCAAAAGATCCGATTATTGGAATAAGTTCAAGTCTCAGCATGAGGCTTCCCTTTCGGAGATGTTTGTGTCTGAGGCTTCTGAAAATTATGAGCCTCAGTTGGTGGGTGACCCATTTTATGCTCACGAATCTAAAGCTTACTCTAGATCCTCATTAAATGATAATAGCGGTTTATCCCGAAGAAACCAAATATCTGTGTCCCCTAAAATCTTTGGGTACGCTAATATAAGAGGCGGGCTTTTACCTTATCACTATGGTGTGGATGGCGTAAATGTCAGAGATGCCATAGAGCTCTGCCAAAAAGCTTACTGCAATATCGCTATATTCAGAAACTCTATAGATATGATGGCGGATTTCGCCAATTCTAATGTTTATCTAGAGGGGGGTAGCGCTAAATCTAGAAACTTTATAAAGTCTTGGTTTAAAAAAATTAAAATTTGGAATTTAAAAGATCAATTTTTTCGTGAATTTTATAGAAGTGGAAATGTTTTTCTTTATACGATAAATGGTAAATTTAATTTAGATGATTTTGCTAAAATACGAGACTTAGGGATTCTCGGCAAAGTGAATAAAATACCTATTCGATATATTCTGCTAAACCCGTTTGACATGACAGCAAAGAGGTCAACCTCTTTTGAAAATGGCCTTTATGAAAAAATACTTAGTGAGTATGAACTAGAAAGACTTCAAAACCCAAAGACAGATGAAGATAAGGAATTGTTTAATTCTTTAACTCCTGATATGCAAAAAAGGATAAGCAAAGGGGGGTATTATACGGACGGTATGAAAGTGGCTCTTGACCCTGAAAAGCTCCGTTATACATTTTACAAAAAACAAGATTATGAGCCTTTTGGGGTTCCTTTCGGTTTTGGGGTTTTAGATGATATAAACTTCAAACTGGAAATGAAGAAGATTGACCAGTCAATCTGCAGGACTATTGAAAATGTCGTATTGCTTATTACTATGGGGACAGCCC